CCAAAAAGAAATAATAGTTGGGTGCGACTGTGGAACACCACATTGTTTTTATATTGTACACGCTCAACGTTTTAATGAGGGTAAATTTAATATTTTAGAACCTAAGAAGACTAAGTCTTTATAATATATTTATATAAAAATAATATGTCACAAGTACCTATCATTTGGACCGGAAACTCAGTATTTACCCCAGGACAAACACCCTTTGGGTTTTATGACTACGATTCTAATTTCCAAGTAGATGCTGATAAAGTAGCACAATTTTGTGCATCTCGCTTAGGATACCCTACAGTAGATGTTGAAATGGGTAGTGGTTCGTTATATGCTTGTTTAGAAGAAGCAGTTACTACATATGGTAACGAACTTTACCTATACCAAATACGAAACAACTTTATAAGTTTAGAAGCCTCAAACACAGGTTCATCATTAAACCAATCCGTAATCAATCCTAACTTAGGTAATATAATTCGTATTGCTACGGATTATGGTGGGGAAGCGGGAGCTGGTGGAAATGTAAATTGGTATACCGGTTCTCTTCCATTATCTGCCTCTAATCAAGAATACGATATGGATGCTTGGGCAGCTACTCAAGGTATAACAAGTTCTATTGAATTAAAACAAATATTTTACGAAAACACCCCTGCAATTGTTAGGTATTTTGACCCTTATGCGGGTACAGGATATGGCTCACAACAACTACTCGACCAGTTTGGATTTGGAAACTTTTCTCCCGCAGCTAACTTTATGTTAATGCCTATATATTATGATGTTTCTGTAATACAGGCCATTGAATTAAATGACCAAGTTAGGAGATCGGCTTTTTCATTCGAACTTATAAATAATCAATTAAGAATATTCCCTGTCCCAAACCGGGCCGGGCAATTATTCTTTAAATATATTCTTGTAGATGAAAGAAATTCCCCTACATCCTCGAAATTTAATGGAAATAATTTAGTAACCGACATATCAAATGTCCCTTACGAAAACCCAACATACTCCTTTATTAACGCACCTGGGAGATACTGGATATTTGAATATTCATTAGCATTAGCAAAAGAATTACTAGGATATATCAGAGGAAAATACTCACAAGTACCAATCCCTGGAGCTGAAGTAACATTAAATCAATCAGATTTATTATCTTCGGCTACTGAATTAAAAGCTGCACTAATTGAAAAGTTAAGAAGTGATTTAGATGAAAATTCAAGAAGAGCACAACTTGCACGCAAGGCAGAGGAAGCGGCTTCTATGAAAACTACATTAGACCAAGTACCCTTACCAATTTATATAGCATAGTATGTCATTATACGGAAGAAACAGAGATGTATTATTATTTCAAGGTTTAAATACCGAACTGCTGCACAGAATCATCGAGCAACAGGTGGGATACTACAAAGTAAAACTCGATAACACCCCTTCCAATATGTACGGCGAGGCTCAAAACAAAACGTTTATAGGCCCGGTACTCATTAAATGTCTTCTTGAAAGAGGCGCGCAAACGTCCACAGATGATAGTTTTGGGGTAGATAGAAACAGAACACTATCCGCTAAATTTTTTAGAAAGGATTTAGTAGATGCAAATGTTATACCTGAAATAGGAGATGTATTATTGTGGAATGAGGATTATTATGAAGTTGATAATTTAATAGAAAACCAATTAATAGTAGGTAAAGATCCATCATACTCATACAGCGATACTGTAGACGATTTCGGTTCTAGCCACTCTATCATAGTAGAATGCCACTATACAAGACCAGAAAAGGTTGGAATTAAAGAACAACGATTATAATGGATTTCAAACCAAGACCATATACAAAACGAGAATTCCTATCTAAACTACAGGAACCCTATGCTAACCCTGATACTGGAGAAGTAACAAATCCTATACCCTCCTTAGCTTCTGCGGAGGTTAAACCTGGACAACCAGAATTTAACAGAGCGGAGCAAGTATCGATGAAAGACGATACTACTAATAAAACATTTTCAATTGGTCTTGAAGATATCGATAATGCTATAATGTATTATTTACAAGATGTAATTAAACCAACTGTAATGCAAAATGATAGGCAAATTGCAGTTCCTGTTATATATGGTTCCCCCGAAAGATGGAAATCGATGCAAGCCGATGGATTCTATAGAGACAAAAATGGTAAGACAATGGTTCCTCTCATTATGTTTAAAAGAGACAGCTTTACTAAAAATAATACTTTAGGAAACAAACTAGATGGCAATAAAGTAGCCAACGTTCAATATTTTGAAACAGGATACTCAAGAAGAAATATATACGATAACTTTAATGTATTAAGAGGCCAAAAACCACAGAAAGAATATGTAGTAGGAATAATTCCCGACTATATAGACATAACATACAGCTTATCTATATATACTGATTTTACAATACAAAGTAACCAATTAACGGAGGCAATAGAATTTGCTGCTCGTTCATATTGGGGTGATCCGGAAAGATTTATGTTTAGAACAAATATAGATACATTTAATACACCAACCTTATTAGAAAGCGGTACAGATAGAGCAAACAGAACAGAGATGACATTATTAGTTAGTGGATACATTATACCTACAGGTATAAATGCTGCAATGGCCGGCCCAAATCCTAAATCTTATAGCGTTACCAAAACAGTATTTAAAGAAACAATAAACAATTAACAAATGGCAACAATAAGCACAGCAGGTATAGCAAGCGGAAGTTTAATATACCCAGAACATGTTTTAAGATCAATAGAAGCATTAAATGGAACTGCTGGACCTTATGACATAAAAATTTCAGGATCCTTAGTAATCTCGGGAAGTACTAAACTTCAATCAGGGAGTGTTTTACCAACACCAAACCCCAACACATACTTAGCGTACAATACAGCCTCTGGTGATATTTACTATACTACTGCTTCTTTAACATTCCCTACTTTAAAAGTTAAACAGTGGGATGTGCTCCCCGGAAGTGGAATAGAAGTAGGTACATTAGCGGTAACAGGTTCAGCCTTAGCTTACCACGATGGCAATACTTGGGTAAGAATTATTACTGGAAGTTTGTAGGAAAGTTAAATAAAGGTTATTATATTAAACGTTATGAAAATACTTGCTTCAACGAGCTTTATAGGTACAACGGGATACGCTAACCACGCCCAATCCTTTTTTACTGCTTTAAATAAACTCACCCCAATCAAAGTAAGAAATTTCACCATAGGTAAATCTTGGAATTGGCCTAGTAAGGAACCACATAGCAAGGAACCCTACTTTACCCCTCAAATGGGAAAAATGCTTCACCAACAAACTCTATGGGAAGCAGATGGTAGCAGAAAAGACTACCCAATATACAATTCAAAAGAATTTACCCCTGATATTAATATTGTTCTAAATGAGCACAACCACCACTACTTTTACGATTCATATTCTGGATATAAAATAGCATATAATGTATGGGAATCTACTAGATACTCAAATGAATACTTTGCCCAATTAAAAACATTCGACGAATTATGGGTACCTACTGAATGGCAGAAAGAAATATCAATAAAACAAGGATATCCCGAAGACAAGGTATTTGTCATACCCGAAGGTGTAGACGGTAATACATTTAAACCAAACCCCAGATTACCTAAACAAGATAAATTTATATTTGTTGTTATTGGTAGGTGGGATTATAGAAAAGGGATTAAAGAAAGCATTGAGGGGTTCCTTAAAGCATTCCCCAATAACCCTAAAGTAGAACTACATATATCGGTTGAAAACCCCTACTCTGTGGACGGTATGTCCTCAACAGAGGAACGTTTAAAACATTATGGTTTAGAGGATGATAGAATTAAAATATTAAAGTTTTTAGATAGAAAAGACTACATAGAATTACTACAAAGCTCAAACGTTTTAATATCTTGTGCCCGGGCTGAAGGATGGAACTTACCATTAATAGAAGCACTGGCTTGTGGTACACCTTCTATATACACAAATTGTAGTGGTCAACTTGAATATACTAAAGGTAAAGGTCTAGCTGTAAAAATAATAGGAGAAGAACCAGCTACAAATGGAGAAGGTCTTACATTTGAGCACAACATACCCGGTAATTTTTATATACCTGATTTATGCAATTTAGTTGATGTAATAAGAGATTCATACAACAATTGGGATATTTGGAAAAAATGGCATCTAGCACGTTCTACGGAGATTCGTAAGGAATATTCATGGAAAAATCAAGCAAAACTCGCATATGAAAGACTACAACAAATCAATATAGAACCAAAACAATCTATGGCTAAAATCGATGTCCATTTTGCAGATGGTCCTTTCGTTACATTACGTAACGCATCTGAACCACACAAGGTAAACTTTATAAAAGAGGGTAAAATAGAATTTTCAACAGATTTAAAAAACAACAACTGGTCTAAAACATACCACAAATATTTTGTAGATTGGAAAATTAACTTAATAGATAAACAGGGTAACTTAGTAGATTCACACAAATATAACGCTGAGGGTAAACGTGTATATATATCTTTAGGTTCAAAAGCATTAGGTGATACACTAGCCTGGTTTCCTTACATTTTAGAATTCCAGAAAAAACATAATTGCCAAGTTATAGTATCTACATTTTGGAATAAATTTTTTGAAGGAGTAAACCCTGAAATTGAATTAGTAGAACCGGGTGTTAAAGTAGATAACATTTATGCTATGTACGAATTAGGATGGTATTATAAGGACGATAAAGTAGATTACTTTAAACAACCTGAAGACCCTAAAACAATTACATTACAAAAAACTGCAACTAATATATTAGGTTTAGAATATAAAGAAATTATACCAACAATAAACATCCCTATTAAAGAACGCCCCTGGAAAAAAAAATATATATGCTTCTCCCCACACGCTTCAGCATCCGCCAAATATTGGCATAACGAGGCTGGATGGCAAACTATAATTAATTACGTTAATAATGTATTAGGTTTCAAGATGGTAATGATATCAAAAGAACCCTACGATAGTGAATGGGAAACAAATAAATTACCACAAAATATAAAATTTAAAGGGATAGTTGACGCAACAGGAGACCATCCTATAGAAGATATAATGAATATCATTAACCATTCAGAAATGTATATTGGAGTCTCAAGTGGCTTATCCTGGTTGTCTTGGGCTCTGCATAAGCCTGTAGTGATGATATCAGGGTTTAGTTCATCTTGGACCGAATTCACCACAAAAATGCAACGGATTATAAATAAAGATGTGTGTAATTCTTGCTTTAATAATTCTAAATTAGATGCGGGTGATTGGAATTGGTGTCCAAACCATAAAGACACCACAAGACAATTTGAATGCACTAAAAAAATATCCCCAGAACAAGTAATAGAGGGCATTACTCGTAGCCTTGTGTAATATTTATCAGGGAACAATCCTTGGTAAACAGAAATCACAACATAAATGGCTACAATAAGTACATCGGGTATAGCGAGCGGAAGCGTAATAAAAGCCGAACATCTCCAAAGAATTATAGACTCCTTATCTGGGTTAGAATTAACTGATATACTAGTAACAGGTTCTGTAGGAATTACAGGAAGTTTTGGTATAGGAGGTCTAGCTGAAACTGGAGCAGGTAGCGCCCCCCAATTATTAGCTTATAATACAGGGAGTGGGGAAGTAACATTTACTCAACGTAGTTCCACATCAGGAACATCAGGTACAAGCGGTACCTCTGGTACTACGGGTACAGATGGTTCTTCAGGAACTTCCGGCACATCAGGTACAAGCGGAACTTCCGGCACATCAGGAACAGATGGAACATCCGGAACAAATGGTACAAATGGTACCTCAGGTACGTCGGGCACTTCAGGTACATCCGGTACTTCAGGGTCATCCGGAACATCAGGTACAAGTGGTGAACGTGGAGGTGTAACTTATGCCTTTGACACAGATGCTACAGATTCAGATCCAGGTGATGGGAAAATAAAATATAATAATGCTACTATATCTAGTGTTACTTTTATATATGTAGACGATTTAGACCAAAATGGCATTACACAAACAACTTGGTACGATAGTTGGGATGCTTCAAATAATACAGGCAACTTAGGACAACTAGTCATCCAAAGTAGAGATGCCGATAATGTTACTAATATATTTAAAATAACGGGAACCGTAACCTCTGCTACAGGGTACTATAAAATACCAGTATCTTGGGTAAGTGGAGTTTTAGCAACAAACACAGCAAAACTATCCGTTATATTTGCCGCATCAGGAAATGTAGGTACATCTGGTACCTCCGGGGGGATTAATATTAGCAATAACCTTTCGGGTTCACTTATATTAGCTAGTGGTTCTAGCTCTGATTTTAATGGAGCAGCAAATCTAAAATATACAGGAAGTATATTCCAAATTACAGGATCACATTCATCATTCTCAAGTTCAGTTGATATAACTGGTTCTTTAGATGTATCTGGGTCTATTTTAGGTAATCTAACAGGAACTGCCTCTATCTCAGATTTATCTACTACTTCTTCATATACAGCGGGTACAGCCTCTATATCTAATTTCGCAACTAGCGCTTCTATTTCAGATAATTCATCATTATTATCCCCAACTGCTACTGCTTCCTATTCTCTATTGGCTAGTGATGCTAGAACCTCTACTAGTGCCTCTATTTCACAAATATCTACATTAGCAAGAGAAGGCTCTGGTTCATTTAGTGGATCCTTTGAAGGAGATGGAACATTATTAACAGGTGTTACAGATTTCCCATATTCAGGATCTGCTGAAATTACTGGATCTTTAAATATAACAGGATCATTAGTAGCTATATCAGGTTCATTTATACAAATTACAGGTTCACTTAGTGGTTCACTTATTCAAGGAACCTCAGCTTCATTTAGTAATTTACTATCAACAACTATAACTGAAACTTCAGCTAATCGTTTTAAAACCAATATTGAATCCATTACACCTCAACTTGATAATGTCTTAAAATTAAACCCTGTTACTTTTGATTGGATAGAAGATGGAAGAAAAGATATAGGTCTAATAGCAGAACAGGTAAATGAAATATATCCCATACTAGTAAGCTCAGACTCTGCGGGTGAAATACAAGGTATTAAATACAGTAAAATAGTTACCGTATTAATTAAAAGTATTCAAGAACTTAAATCGGAGATAGAAGATTTAAAGTCACAAATAAATAAATAAAAGTAGATGGCCAAGAATGTTAGAATAGTCCCAACATCCGGTTCTATCTACTTCACAGCAGATGGTGCTAGTGTAGGGAATTCGATTCGATTACAAACCGTAGGTAGTACAAATGATGTACAATTTATCGACGGTGAAACAGACGAATCTATATTACTTATAGGCAAAGATAGCAAACGTGTAGGTATAGGTACAGTATCTGCCTCTGCAAAGTTAGATGTTTCATCTACAGAAAATGAAGATCTACTATCAGTTAAAAATTCAAGTGCTGGAATAAAAGTAAATAATGAAGGAATATTACAATTTTTAGAATATGATGGAATCCCTACTATAGTAAGTGGAGGTATGTATTACAGTTCTGGTAATTTTTTCCTAGGAATATAATATTTATATAAAAATAACCATCCCTAATAAAATAAAGTAAATGGCAAATTGGAAAAAAGTAGTAATATCCGGATCGGATATTTCACAGTTAGCTAACGATTCAGGATATGTATCTGCATCACAACTTATAGCCTCTGCCTCGGTAGCAGCTAGAGCAACAACCTTATCGGCTGACGCTACTGCCTCTTATGCCTTACTCGCCAGTGATGCTAGAACAGCAACAAGTGCCTCTATAGCAACCCTAGCTTCAACTTTAAGTGCAACGGCAACAGCATCCCATGCTTTAACGGCAGTTACTGCTTCACATGCTCTTAATGTACCTGCTACAAGTTCTCATGCATTAACCGCTGTTTCATCTTCTCAAGCAGAAGAAGCTACTCTAGCTCGAAGTGTAGCAGCAAATTCTGTTGCTTTAGGAACAGATACAACTGGAAATTTTATTGCTACTTTAGGTAGTGGAACTGGTATAACTATAGGTTCAAATACGGGTGAAGCTTCTTCACCAACCCTTGCTGTTAATTATGGTTCTGATGCTAACACGGCAGTTCAAGGTAATACATCTTTAATAGTTCAAGGTACCGCAGGAGAAATTGAAGTTACTGGAGGATCTATAACACTAGGTACAGGTGGTACTGTAACCGTTGGGTTACCCGACAATGTAACAATTGCAGGGGTTTTAACTGTAGATGGGGATGCTGTTGTAGATGGTGATTTAATAGTAGGTGGTAGACTAGTAAGTGCATCTTCTTTAGAAGTAGCAGACCAATTTATCATACTAGCTTCAGGTTCAACAAGTGCTATTGATGGTGGTATTATAATAAACCAATCAAATGCCGCAAATGGTTCAGGTGCGGCATTAGGATATGATTCAAGTGCTGACAGATGGGCACTACAAACCACACTAGCAGGTAATGCTACAGCTTTAGTACCTGATGCCTATATGGGTGTTATAGAACAAGCAGCAGGGGTTCCAAGTGCTGCCCCTGTATATGGTGCTGCAAATGGTTTAGGTACACTTCATGTTAATAGTTCAAATGGTGATGTATATATTTATTCATAAATAAAGTGTTTAAAAAAGTTATGGGATTAATAGATAAGATAAATAGAAAGGAAGCTGCCGATAAGGTAGCTTCTGTTAACCCCTCTATTGAGGAGGATTTGTTATTAAATAAGGAAGAATTAAAATATTTACTTTCCTTAATAAAAACTTCTACATTTCAGGGTAAAGATATTGAAACTATTTATAATCTAACTTGGAAACTACAAAAAGCCTTTGTATATTTAGATAAAGATCAACTTATCTAACAATGGACAAATATATATTAAAAAATCTTACAACACAACAAATTAGATTTATTATAGCTTCACTCTATAATTCATCAATTAAAGGTGGTGAGGCGCGAAATTTTATTGTCTTAGTGGAAGATATCGAACAACAACTATTTAAGATAGAAAATCCGCCTCCTTCAAAATATTAAAATATTTATACTCGATATTATTGGCCCGAAAGGGAAGTGGGCAGGCATTCCTGTAACCAACCATAGTAAAAAATATAAATGCCAAACTGGAAAAAATTAATAGTCAGCGGGTCTGACGCACACTTAGCTTCACTCAACGTAGCCGGTGCTTTAACAGCATCTAGTGCTTACTTCCCGTCTGCCTCCATAGGTCACCTACAAACTATATATGAAACAGCATCTGTTATTTATAGTTCAGGTTCAACTAAATTTGGTGATACTTTAGATGATACTCACGAAATAACAGGTTCTTTACTAGTAACAGGTTCAATTACTGGAAATCTTACAGGTACTGCTTCTATAGCAGATTTAGCAACTACTGCTTCACAAGCAGACAATGCAACAACAGCTTCTTACGCTATTACAGCATCCTACGCTTTAAACGCTGCTGGAGGTGGTGGAGGTGGAGGTGGAATAGGAGCAACTAATGAACAAACCTTCTCACAAGATTTTCATGTTTCTGCAAGTCAGAATTCCTTATTATTAAGCCCCCTTTTAGTAGAAGATGGAGTTACAATAACAGTTGAAAATGATGCTTTTCTTTATTCATTTAGCGAAGTACCAGCTCCAACATTAGTAAGTAGTGCCTCATTTTCTGAAACTGCTTCATTCTATGGAGGTAGCGTTACTAATGCTATTACTGCATCTTATATAGAAACTGCTCAAACGGCATCACATGCTCTACAATCCCAAAACAACAATTCAGCTTCTGGTAGTTTGTCATTTTGGCAAGGTTCAGAAGCCGAATACGATTTAATATCTGCCTCTGCCGATAACAATACAGTTTATTTTGTAATATAATATTATGGCAACATATATAGGAAATACACAAATAAAAAAAGTATTTAGGGGGAATACTAAAATAAAAAAAGTATTTAGGGGGAATACTAAAGTATTTTCCGCATTTCCCGAATCTTTCCGTTACTTAGTTGTAGCTGGAGGAGGTGGTGGTGGAATGGACATGGGGGGTGGTGGTGGAGCTGGAGGTTTTATATCTGGTAGCACTACTCTAGAAGAAACATCTTACACAATTACAGTAGGTACAGGGGGTGTAGGTGCTCCTGCTGGCGCTAGTGCAGGTCAACCTAGCTCTCACCAATTTACAATTTCTGCTACAAATGGGGGAAATTCTTCATTTAATGGCTTATCAGCTATTGGAGGAGGTTTTGGAGGTAGTTCATACTATTTATATACTCCTAATAATGGAAATGGAAATACTGGAGGATCTGGAGGTGGACCTAGTGGTTATAGTAATGGTTCAACAAAAACAGGGGCTGCTGGAACAGTTGGACAAGGTAATGCGGGGGGTAATGCTGGGGGACAATACTACTCAGGTGGTGGTGGGGGCGCGGGAGGAGTAGGAGCTAGTTCTACAGGACAACCTCATGGTGGAATTGGAATACAAGATAATATTTTAGGTACCTCTTATTATTGGGCTGGTGGTGGAGGAGGAGCTGCCTACTCTAGTGGAGCAGGTGGTAATGGTGGTGCTGGTGGAGGTGGAGGAGGAGCCGTTGGTTCTAATTCAGGGGGATCAGGATTAAACGCAGGTTCAGCTGGTGGTGGTGGTTCTAATAATTCTCAAACAAATACCCCTGGAGGATATGCTGGAGCAAACACTGGAGGTGGTGGTGGTGGAGGATCTCACTACAATCGAACAAACCGTGGTGGAGACGGAGGATCAGGTATAGTAGTAGTTAGATATGCAGGAGCTGCTGTTTTTACAGGAGGTACTATAACAACAGTAGATGGAGACACAGTACATACATTTACAAGTTCAGGAAATTTAATACCCTCATAATATGGGAAATTTTGCAAAAATAACTGATGGAATAATAACCGACGTAATAGTAGCTAGTCAAGAATTCATAAATAACCTATCAGATTCTTCAGATTGGGTTGAAAAAACTTTAGATGTAGCAGGTATAGGTTGGAATTATGATGTTAATAATTCTACCTTTTATCCACCCCAACCCTTTTCAAGTTGGATTTTAAATACAGAAACATATAATTGGGATGCTCCTATAACTCGTCCTGCAGATGATAAAAATTACATTTGGGAAGAAAATACCCAATCTTGGGAAGAAATAGAACTTCCTATATAAAAATTAAATATTTATAACATATGAGCACATTAAAGGTAAATACAATATCTCCATTATCTGGTGGAACAGTAACAATTGACGGTTCGTTAGTTGAAACTTCTGCTTTACGGTATAAAGAAAATGTACAGGATTTAGAAGATACTTCAAAAGTACTACAGTTACGTCCTGTTACATTTGATTGGAAAAAAGATAACAAACACGATATAGGACTTATCGCTGAAGAAGTTGCGGAATTATACCCAGAATTAGTAGAAAGTAAAGATGGAGAAGTACAAGGTATTAAATATACTAAATTAACTGCTTTGCTAATAAAAACAATTCAAACTATGTCTTCTCGCATAGAGGAATTAGAAACAAAAGTTTCTTCCCTAGAAAATTAATATTTATTGTAGAATAAAACATAACCACCCCCATAAAAAATAAAACATGAGAATAGACGGACCAGAAATAGTAGGAAGCTTAACAACATCTGGAGATAGTGTTGAAATTAATGCCCCTTCTGGGTCAATAAGTGATTTAGAAGTAGTAAGATTAACAGAAACTTCTGCTCTTATTTATAAGGATAATGTTCAAACATTAGATTCATCTGAGGCTCTATTTAACTTACGCCCCGTAAGCTTTAATTGGAAATCTGATAACAGAGAAGATATCGGTTTAGTAGCAGATGAAGTAAAAGAAGTTTATCCTCAATTAGTAAAATCTGATGCTGAAGGTAATGCTTTAGGTGTTAACTATTCTAAATTAACAGCTATATTAATTAAAGCAGTACAAGATTTATCATCTCGTATTTCAAGCTTAGAAAGTAGATAAAATTACTTAACATAATAGAAAAAGGGAATGCTTTCGCATTCCTTTCTTTTTTTATATCAATTTAAATATTTATATATATAAAAATTAAGTTATGGCAATCCAACAAACAAAGATTACCGAAGACGAGTTAAAAGAATTAACAGATTTTCAACAAAACATTAACACTATAACATTCCAACTAGGACAAGTAGCGTTAAAAAGGTTAAATTTAGAACAAGAGGAAGAAGTTTTAGAAAATCAATACTCTAAACTTATTCAAGTAGAAAAACAATTAGGTGATAAGCTTAAAGAAAAGTACGGAGATTCACAAATCGACTTAAAAACAGGCGATATAACATTATCGGAATAACATTTCTAGAAACTTTTTATATATTTATCACTGATAAAATAACTTAACAAACAATGGCTGAAACATTATTATCCCCAGGCGTATTAACACGTGAAAACGATCAAACGTTAATTACCCAAGGTCCTATCACTGCCGGTGCTGCTGTAGTTGGTCCTGCTGTAAAAGGTCCAGTTAACGTACCTACACTAGTTACTTCATATAGCGACTACATTAGCAAATTTGGTGGCTCTTTCTCAAGTGCAAGTATCAACTATGAATACTTAACTTCAATTGCTGCAAACAACTATTTCCAACAAGGTGGTGAAACATTATTAGTTACACGTGTTGGTTCTGGTAGTTTTACAGCTGCTAGTGCTACTGTACCTGCAATCTTAAATGCTGATAGTGCTTCTTTTCAACTAGAAACATTATCTGTAGGTAACGTAATGAACAACTCAGGTAGTGTATCTACAAGTGGTTCATTAGTACAAGGTTCATCTGATAACATTAGATGGGAAATTGCAAACATAAACTCAGGAAGCGGACAATTTAATTTATTAATTAGACGTGGAGATGATAATACTAGCACAAAAACAATATTAGAATCTTGGTCAGGTTTATCACTAGATCCAAATTCACCAAATTATATCGAACAAGTAATTGGAAATCAAGTTAAAAACTTAGATACCGATAGCGATAGTAATTTATTTATTCAAACTACTGGATCTTTCGTAAATAACAGCCGTTACGTAAGAGTAAAATCTGTAGATTTACCGACCTTTAACTATTTAGATAACGAAGGCAGTTTTAAATCTCAATTTACAGCTTCCCTACCAGCTTTAGGAAGTGGTTCATTACAAGGAGCGTTTAGTAATGCTGCCGGTAATGTATATGGGGCAGGAGCTAACGCTAATACTAGATTAAAAATGTTCGAAGATATTGATGTATCTTCTATCCAAGGTCTAGAAGCCAGCAACTATACTAATGCTCTTAGCTTACTAAACAACGAAGACGAATACGATTATGAAGTATTAATAGTACCAGGTGTAACAGTTCAAAACGGTTCATCTGCTGTAGCTCAAGCTATCTCTACTGCAACAAATAGAGGAGATGCAATTGCTGTAATAGATACTAGAGATTACGGATCCACATTAAACCAAACAATTACAGCAGCTGGAACACAGGATTCAAGCTACGCTGCAACATACTGGCCATGGGTTCAAGTATTATCAAACGAAACTGGAAAATTAGTTTGGGCACCTGCTTCAACAGTAATTCCAGGAGTATATGCAACAAATGATAGAATTGGAGCTGAATGGTTCGCACCTGCTGGATTCAACAGAGGTGGAGTAGGCGGAGTAATCCAAGCTGAAAGAAAATTAAGCCCTGCTGATAGAGATAAATTATACTTAGGTAAAGTTAACCCAATTGCAACATTCCCTGGACAAGGGCCTGTAATATTTGGACAGAAAACATTACAAACTGCAGCTACGGCTTTAGATAGAATTAATGTTAGAAGATTGTTAATCGAACTTAAGAGAACTATTGGAAATGTTGCTGAAGGATTGTTATTCGAACAAAACACAGCTGCAACAAGAAACAGATTCTTAAATCAAGTTAACCCTTACCTAGAATCTATCCAACAAAGACAAGGTTTATACAGCTACAGAGTAGTAATGGACGATACCAATAACACTGCTGACGTAATTGATAGAAACCAAATGGTAGGACAAGTATTTATCCAACCAACAAGAACGGCTGAATATATTATCCTAGACTTTAATGTAACTCCAACCGGTGTAACATTCTAAAAAAATAAATTAGACAATATTTATAATAAACAATACAAAACATGGCAGTATTAGATCCAAACGAAATAATGTTCACCGCATTCGAACCTAAAGTACAGAATAGGTTTATAATGTATGTTGACGGAATCCCAGCTTACTTAATCAAATCAGCTACTGCACCAGGATTCGAAGCAGGTGAAATCATCTTAGACCACATTAACACTTACCGTAAAGTAAAAGGTAAAGTAAGGTGGAATGACATGACACTAAGCTTATATGACCCAGTAACACCATCTGGAGCTCAAGCCGTAATGGAATGGGCAAGACTAGCACACGAAAGTGTAACAGGTAGAGATGGTTACTCTGATTTCTACAAGAAAGACTTAACATTAGATATCTTAGGTCCTGTAGGAGATGTAGTAGGAGAATGGGTAGTAAAAGGTGCCTATGTTAAAACTGCAACATTTGGTGAGTACGATTGGGCAAACGAAGCCGCTATCAACTTATCAGTTACTATCGCAATGGATTACTGCATATTAAATTTCTAATACCCCAACCCTCCATACCCCGAATTAGGTGCTCTTTTCTGAGCACCTTTTTCTTTCTTATATATTTATATCCACACAAAATAAGTTATTTATCCATATGGAAGAAAATGTTACAAAACCTAAGTTCCCAACTGAGATTGTGGACTTACCTTCACAGGGTCTAATTTACCCTAAAGACAATCCACTATCAAGCGGCAAGATAGAAATGAAATACATGGCTGCACGCGAAGAGGACATACTTACCAACCAAAATTACATATCAAAAGGCATCGTGTTGGATAAGCTCATTGAATCGCTGATTGTATCTAAAATTGATTTTAACGACATTATAGTAGGCGATAAAAACGCACTACTAATTGCATCTCGTATCTTAGGATATGGTAAAGATTACACATTTAGAGCATACAATTCAGATACTCAAGGTATTGCAGATTTTACTGTAGATTTAACTACATTAGATGACAAAAACCTAGATCCTGCTGATTTAAAAGAAGAAGGTGTAAATGAATTCGAATTTGTTTTACCACATTCAAAAATACCAATCACCTATAAGTTATTAACACACGGTGATGAAAAATCAATTGAAAGGGAAATAACAGGTATGAAAAAAATACGACCTGATTCTAACCCTGAAATTTCTACTAGGTTAAAATATATAATCACTTCAGTAGATGGTGATCGCGAAAAGAAAACAATTAGAGAATTTGTAGATAGCATTATGCTGGCTAGAGATTCAAGATCCCTACGTGAAGAAATACGTAGAGTATCTCCAGATGTCGAACTAAAATATGTGGGTGAAGGTGCAGAGGAGGGCATCAACATCCCAATTAACCTTAACTTTTTTTGGCCTGACAGCGGAATATAGATCAAATCTATTTTCTCAAATACATGAAATTGTATTTCACGGACAAGGAGGTTATAGTTGGGGAGACATATATGATATGCCTATTTGGCTTCGTAATTTTACTTTTAAGAAATTAGAAGAACATTATGAAAAACAAAACAAAGCCCAAAATGCACAATCAAATATGCTTCAAAATAACCCTAAAGAAATAGCACGTCCAGCAATTAACCCTGCTAACGTATATAATGCACAAGTGCCTGCTAAAAAGTAGGCACTTTTTATATTTATATTATATAATTAGCTAATGGCATCCCAAGAAGAATTAGATAGAGAACAGGAGTTACTAAGACTTACTCAACAACGAGCGGGTATCCAAGAAGACATTCTTGAAGATGTTCGTGATATTGGTAACACTATATCTACTCAACTTCAAAACCTTAAATTTGAGAAATCTGAAAGAACTGAAATACGTTCTTTAACTAGAGAAATTAATAAAACTGCAACTGAAAACTATAATACATCTCTAAAAGAATTAGGTTCTCAAAAACAACTTGCTAAATTAGCTAAGGATAGGGAAAATTTAAACAAACAATTACTATCTTTAAGTAACCTTCAAGAAAAATTTTCAAAAGGTAGAACTCAAAGGGAACAAGATTTAGCTTTTGCTTTAGGGGAACAAATTGGATTTACCCAAAAACTAATAGAGAATTTAGCTCAAGTAGAATCCCAATCTAAATCCATAGCTAATAATTTTTCTGTAAAAACCTTTGACGGTTTAAATAAAATAGTTAAGGATATTCCTATACTAAGACAATTTGCGGCTCCCTTCGAAGCTGCAGCTAATGCTTCAAGAATTGTTGTAGCTGAAAATACTAAAATTTTAGATAAACGTAAATCTATAGATGAAGTATTAAATAAAAGTTTAAGGAATGTTTCTGAAAAACAACTTAAAGAATTAGGTTTTGATAACATTTTAGGGAAAAATAAAAGAAAACAACTAGAAAATTTAAAAAGTAGTTTAAAGGTTCAAGATGAAACTTTAGCTGGTACTAAAGAACTTAGTGGTGCATTCTCTAAAATGGCTAGTGCAGCAATATTAGGTGCTGTAATTAATTCACTACTAAAATTAAATAAAGCACAAACCGACTTTAGAAGAAATGTTGGTGCTTCAATATCCCAAATAGATACTTTAAACACTAGCTTAATTACTAGTGTAGATTATATTGAACAAGCAAATGCTTTAACCGAACAATTTGGATTTAATGCTGGAGTTGCCTTTAGTAATATAAATATACAAGAAGCTGCCGAATTAACTCAATTAATGGGGCTATCAGCTGAGGAAGCTAATAATTTAGCAATGTTCTCTCAAGCTAATGGTGAAAGCTTAAAAGAAAACGCAGCTCAAGCATACAAAAATATAAGCCCCTTACTTTCTCAAAGGAAAGTATTACAAGAAATTGCTAATGTAGCACCTTCAATAGCAATGTCATTTGGAGGAAGTGCTGAAGAATTAGCTAAGGCTGCATCAAACGCACGTTTATTAGGTCTTAATTTATCTCAAGTAGATAAAATAGCTGATGGTTTATTAGACATAGAACAATCTATAGCCTCAGAATTTGAAGCTGAAGTTATTACTGGTAAACAATTAAATTTAGAAAGAGCAAGATTTTTTGCTTTAACTAACGACATTGATGGTGTTACTAAAGAAATAGCTGCTAACCAGGAAGTAATAAATTCTTTTGCTACTGGTACTAGAATAGAACAACAAGCTATAGCAGATGCAATAGGGTTAAGTAGAGATGATATCTCTAAAATGATATTCGACCAGCAAATATTAAATGGCTTGTCTGAAGAAGAAGCAGCTAGAAAATCGGGAATGTCTATCGAGGATTCTAAACGATTATCTATTCAAGATAGTATCAATAAGTCAATAGCTAAAATGTCTGAAGCCCTAGCGGGTCCTTTAAAGGCATTAGCAATGATGGTTGAAAATGCTGGTGTACTATATGGTATAATGACGGCTATAGGGGTTGTTACTACAGCTTCATTTGCTAAAAGTTTAGGTTCCTCACTAATTTCAATGGCTGCTATGATTCCAAAAGCAGCAATTTTGTTTCAATTAACTAGTGCAAAAGCTATTGCTGAAGTTACAGCGGCTAGTGCTTTAACTCTTGGTCTTAGTACTTTAGCAATTATAGGAGGTATAGGTTTAATAGCTGCTGCAATGAGTAGTGTTATACAAAGCGTTCAAGATGGTATAGCTGATCCTTCAAAAGGTCCCTTTACCATTACTGATAGTTTTGGAGCAACCGCGGTAACCGCTAAAGGAGATGGTGTAGTAGTATCACCTAATATCCAAAAAGAAGTAGGAATTAACCCTCCAACCCCAACGACCCCTCAACCTAAAGAAGTAGGAAATACAATAATATCAGAAGCTCCTACTACAAACCTTATAGAAATAAAAGGTCTTGATAAACTTTCCTCAACTATTTCTAACCAAGAATCTCAACCTTTAGAAATACGAGGAATTGATAAAATACTTTCATTCTTATCAATACCTAAAATAACCCAACCAAAAGAAGTAGGAATTACTACCCCAACTCCTATTGCAACACAACCAAAGGAAGTAGGAATTAAACCTACATTACCCTCAAATACAGAAACTAAATTAATAGAAGTAAAAGGATTAGATAAAATATTATCATTTTTATCTCTCCAAAAACAACCTGCTACTGAATTAAATGAATCTACTTCAACTCCAATCCAACAAGAAAGATTAGGATTTGAATCTAAATTACCAACACCCCTCCCATCACAAGAAATAAGAGGTGCTGAACGTAATTCTCCATCTAATGTTACAGTAACATTATCTAAAGAAGATATTAAATCTATAGCAGATGCGGTTAAAGATGGCGCATCTAAAGCGAATATCAACGTTAATCTAGACGGTAACAGAGTATCCAACACACTCCAAACCCCACTAGCAATGAACACTAGAAAATACGGAATTTAAAATATTTATAATAAACCCAAATAACAACAATATGGCAATCTTAGGAACAGAATTAAACTCTAGTTTAAGTAAAGGAGGAACAAACCAAGATACTCTATTACAACAAAGAGAATCAAAATTGCACAATTTAGAATCATTAACTGGTCAAGGTTTAGATGCAGCTAAAGTACCTTCACAACTAGACTTAGATGGAATTACACCTGCAAAGTATGTAGATAACTTACCAAGATAAATGGCATTAAAAGATCTATATAACGATCCTGCTAGCTTTAAGTACAACAGTAAAAACAACAAGTACGACAAAGATATTAGGGGTGGTGGATATTCGGGACAACCTTGGCAAAAGGCGACTGTCCCCAAAACCCTTGACCAACTCAATTCTTTAACTACTGAAGCACTTAGCTTAGACTATCCTATACGTGGAGGTTCTTATTCAGAACTAGCCGCAAGGGCAGACTTTGCTAGATTAGATGCGTTTTTATTGTCTTATCCTGGTGGTAAAGCGTTTTTAGATAAACAAAAGGGTTTACAATTTTCTAACCCACTTATGGAAAGTGGAAGATCTGGAGGAGATGTAAACACTAGAGTATATAGTGATGGGCGTAATTTAATGACCCAAGTGGCAGATAGCGGAACAGGATTCCATTATCCACAATCTGGCAAAACGTTAAACGAACTCACTTACGATCAAAACAAATATGAATATATTGTAGCATCTAAACCTACACAACAAAATAGGCTAGTTACATTATATAACTTAAAAATAAACCCCGAACCTCCTACAACTGGAGATTTAAGCACTACAGCATTAAACCTTGGTATCAATACAAATATACCAGGTAACTTATTCTTCTATTCAGGAGGACCTAGCTCAGTGTATGGTTTAGGACAAACATTAATTCAAAGAGCTAAAAATTCAAGAGGTGGTTTTATTAATACTAACGAAGCCCCTTTATTTATAGGTTCTTATGCGGATACTAACCCAATAACAGGAGATCTTGTTCAAGGTAGAAGACCTACAGATAGGTCTGCTAACCCTGAAACTGGTATAAACTATAATAATTTATTAGGACATAGCTCTATATTTAAGTTAAGCGATGATATTAGTAATGGTATTCAAAATCAAGGGAATACTATTGATAACTTAGCACAACAGTCTAATGCTGATTATATTAGAGCAAATCAAAATCCAAACCCGGATGTAACTTTATTTAGTTCTACTATGGGTTATAATGATTTACTTGCTAGTAGAGGGGGTATTAAGAATGAAGCTTATGAAACAAATGACTTTAGACAAAGAGTAATCAACCCTTCTACTGTAAATAAAAGAAATTACAGATCCCCTAATGTAAATAAAACTACTCGTATTGGGGTAGGAAGTCCTGGAGCGAGACAAACATTAGGAACTGATGCCCAAAAAACAAATCCAAACGATAATACTTTTACTGATGGGCGAGATAGGGTTAATATGAAG